AAACTCAACAGTTGGTTTTATAAAGTCTATTATTTTTTTATCTTCTTCCATCTGCTTGTATATCCAATCTAAATGTTCCTAACTTCCAACTTTGACTAGATCCTGTGTTTTGTATCTTTAATGCTATAGCTCTTGCTCTGGCTCTAGTGTCTACCTTCTGTGTACTAGAGGTAATATCAAAAGGCCCTAGTGACGAGCTTGCAGCTGTGTCATTTGGAAAGTTTCTTAAATTTAAAGTTATTCTGGTTGAGCCTGTTTGTGAAATAAAATCGGGTATAAATCTTCTTATCTTCATCATAAACTCACCATCGCCTCTTAAATCAGGTATAGCAGAAGTCGTACCTCTTGCCACTCTTTGTGTAATATCAAAATCACCAGACAAGATATTTGCAGTTATTGCAGTTGTCGTACCGCCTTTAATTTGATCTGTGCCTGTTTCATGTTCATAATAAGTTGAAGTGCCATCTGTATTGCCTTGTACATATGTAGCTGATGTAGAGGGTTCTACACCGTCAGCATCATATTCTAATGCATGTGGTTTACCAAAGATAGCAGAGTCAGCCCATGATGTTCTAGCCAATGTTCCAACTGTCCATATTGGTCTTGTTGGAGATGAATCAAAATAATTATAACAAACCATCCTGTTTACCACAGAAGATGTTGACGTTGGGTAGAACCACATAATTTCACCAAACAAGTTGTTAAGTCCTGCTGTAATCATTTGATTACCAGAATCTAAATTAATATCATCATATACAAAATCCTCTACTAAACACGGTAGTGATTCAAGAGCACCGGCATATTTAAAGAAACCATTTTCAGATAACCAGTATGCTGCTCCATCCACTTCAACAACTGCGTTCTGTCCAGCTAATCCACAGTTAGTTCCAACTTGCACGAATGCAAATGTAAACGGTTGACCTACGAATCTTTGTAGAAATAATGCTGTGTCTGTGTATACATAAATTGCATCCCTACCTCTAATCGCTCCCATGATCCGTGATCCGTCAGCCAGTCTCTGTGTGCCAGCGTCATTGGTTGCAGTTGGCACATATGTATTAATATCCTCAACAGCAGAGAATCTAATAAACATATCGTCTTGTGTGGATTTATCGCCAATCGTTGTTTCTGTACCAAAGAACACTAAGTGTCTATCCGGTGTAGATACGACCATGTGTCTTGATGCTGTTGGTGCACCTGATATAATTGTAGCTCTGTTTGAAGTGGCGTTTACGGCTGCTGAATTCCATTCAAACACTTCACCATCGTGAATTAAACAAATAGCTTTGTCACCAAAATTATCTAACGACCACATACCTGGTTCTAATACTAAGTCACCAGATGCAGCCTCGCCCCATGCAACATAGCTTGAGGAGTTTGTAACTGTTGCTCCGTTACTGTGTGTAGTTGGCGATGTTCCTCTAACTCCTCTTGTAATACCTGTAAGTTTGTTTCCTGTAATACCTGTGTATGATATCTCTTCAGTTCCTATTTGTACAAAGTTTGTTCCTGATGATGGAAACTGTGTAGCGTCTGTTAAAGTTATTTCTGTAGCTGATCCGTTGTTACCACCAGACGTGCTAGATATGGCTCCGTTTAAAGTTGTTGTAAAAGCACCAACTTCTTCTCCACCCCAAGTTCCAAGTGACCATCCAAAACCTTTTGCCTGAACAGCAGGTCCAACTGGAAAATAATGTTGAACTCTAATACCACCAGACGTTGTAGCGCCTGATCCTGTTTCGTTTGAAGGCATCGTAATTGTTATAGTATCTGCTGTTGGCACAGACGTTACCATAAATCTTATGTCATCAAAATCAGACGCACTAAAATTTGAATTTGTAATCGCACTAAAATTATCTAACAATATAATATCACCTGCTTCAAAACCATGAGATGTAATTGTGATTGTAACTATGGCCGATCCATTAGACGTGCTAAATGCATTAGAAAGCGTAGTTGTAGATTTAATTGGGTGTATGTCATAGAACACGCCACCTGAATAAGCATATAATATTCTGTTTGTTCCTATGATTGAGTATTTAATACTCTGACTATTGATAAATTGGTGTAGTCCTCTAGCAGCGCCTGTAACATTGTCTGCCCCTAATTGTTTCCAACCACCTATTTTTTCAGGTGTCTGATACCTAAAACGAACGTTATCACAGTCTATCCACTGGCCTTCAGCCGTAGTCGCTGTAATTTGTTTATTAATACCTGGTGCAAAGCCTATTTTTTGTAACATATAATATCCTGTTTAGACGAGGAGTATTGTGGTGTGGTGGAAATACTCCTCATCAAAACAGGACTATATAATATTATTTATTGATTTTAAAGCCTTTATACCACGCTGGTAAACCTAAAAAAGGTCTTTTATCGTACAGGTTTTCTTTGGCTGTTTTCTTCTTAACATCGTTATAATGCAAGAATACTTGTGCACAGTCTTTACCTTTAAAAGCCTCTCTCCAATGCTCTAGCTCACAGCCCATGTAAACTAACATATCACCAGGATCTAAATCTACTTGAACACCAGCTTGTTTTTCTTTACCTGTCGGATCTAAGTATATAGGCCAAGGATCACCACCAAGATTTAAGGTAGTGGATATCTCACAAGAATACCTATCTTTGTGACGATGTAATATGTCTCCATCCTTATATATTCTAGCGTAAGAGTATGCTGGCTGTAATTTATAGCCAGTTTGTTTTTCCATCTTAGTTTGAAGACCTTGTAATAAAGTCTCCATGACAATATCGCTATAATGTGAATATGTGTTTGGAACTTGACTATCATTCCATACACCAAAGTATTCTGTAAAAGGTGATATATATTTATTATCAAATAAAAATCTAGCAACCCTCCTTTTGTTTAAGAAATAAGTGTAACAAAAATCTGCTAACTCTTTTGATATAGCTCCTTTTATGACTGAATATTTATTTTTTTTGAACGACATTTTTTCTCCTTTTCATTAGTTCTTTTCTTTTTTCTTCCAAGATTGTTTCTACAAAATCATCTTGAACTTTTGTATTAGTGCCTAAAATAGTTTTTATATAATTAATCATTTTTTTATTTTTTAATATCATTTTTATAACAGTCTAAAACTGGTTTTGGTATTGCTTGTATGTTCCAATGTATAAATCTAAAAGGTTCATATCCATTGTCAACGCTATATAAATGAGGCATAAAAGAATTAAAGAATATAATTCTTCCTGGTTTTACACTATAGTTTATTTGAGACGTTGCTAAAGTTACGTTATTTTTATTTTTTTCAGGCAGAAGATTCATACACCTGCCTGGTCTAGGATCTTCAAATACAGGTCGTGATGTTATATCACTAGCTTTTAAAAAATAAAAACCAGACATGTGACCATTCCAGTGTGTATGTAAGGTGTGATGTCCACCACCTAGATGCGAAAATTCTTGCACCCAAAGTTCAGTTAAAAACAATTGATGACCACTTAAATCAAAACCTTGTTCATCTAATAAATTATATGCTGTAGCTATTATCCATTCTTGTAGATCTTTAAATTTTGGATCACCTATAAGGCCAGTAGAATGATGGACCATACCATGATCTCCTTTGTCTCCATATTTTTTAGTTCTTTCATTTATAAATTTTTTATTACTTTTAGCTGCTGCTTTAATGTATGGATCAGAGGCTTTATTTAATTTTTTCACCCACTCTGGTTTATCCATCCAATATATTGGACAAGTAAAATAATCTTCTCTAAATAATTGTTCTTTTTTATCTTTCATCGAAACGGGTATCCTAAGTTCCATATTACTAAACTATACCTAGATCCTTTTATTACTGGACAAACTCTATGCCAAACAAAAGATGGGAATACAACTAAAGATCCCTTTGGTAAAATTTCTTTACATTTATATGGTTTTACTTTTTTATCAGGGTCCATGTTTCTAAAATCAAACTCTAACTCTCCACCTTTGTATTCTTTTGGATCAGATAAAGAAACAGTGACAGACAACTTTCTTATCTTACCGTGATCAGGTGCAGATGTATTTTCTCTTATGTAAGGTTTGTCCCAACTATCAGAATGCCAATCATAGTACTGACCTTTTTCATATTTTGTAAATTGACAGGACTCAGACCAATCCCAATTAAAATTCCAACCTGCATTAGCGTTTGCTTGATGGACATATGGATGTATTTCTTTGTATATCCATCTATCATTTAACCAAACAATATTAGAATTTCTTTTCTTTTTTAAATCTTTAAGTTGTTTTTTATTTAATTTCTTACCACCATATCCACCTGTTACAGCCATTTGATCAGATATAGATTTACCATACTTAACAATATCATCACATATTCTTTCAGGAATAGCATTTTGAAACCACCAACAATAATTTGATAAATTCATATTTCTTTCTATTGTATATTGTATTTTTAACCGATTGTCAAAGTCCCAGAAACAGTGAAAGTAGCCACTCTATCATTAGCTGGTCCTACACAGTTTGCTACAGAATTAGTACCTGGAGATACAGATAATGGGTGCGCACTTGGCACTCTTACTATAACTATACCAGATCCACCGTTACCACCAGCAGCATTGTCGCCACCGCCACCACCGCCACCACCAGTGTTTACGCTTGCGTTTCCGGCAGCAGGTGCAGGGTTTCCTCCACTTCCAGCTCCGCCACCACCAGGAGTTGTAGCTCCTACATTTCCAGCGCAGTCAGCGCCACCTGTTCCACCAGAGGCTCTTACAACTGGTGTTCCAGTTATTGAAGATGCAACCCCAGCTCCACCAGCACCACTTGATGGTACAGTTCCGTTCGTACCTGATCCACCAGCACCTCCACCACCGCCAGCTCCTCTCCTGTTAGCAGTTCCACAATTAGAACTAATACCACCAGCATTTCCTTGAGGTGGATTTACAGGAGGTGTGTTTCCTGCTCCACCTGCTCCCCCAGTGACTCCTCCACCGATTGAAGCTCCACCACCAGATCCTCCAGCTCTACCATCTCTTTGATTACAAGGTGCCTCACCACCTCCACCTCCGCCACCAGCAGATGTTATGTCTCCTAATGATGATACCTCTCCATCGGTTCCTATATTTCCTAAAGGACTACTTGGTCCACCGCCTGCACCACCGCCACCTATTACTATTGAGTTATCACCTAGTGTTAAAAATTCTGTTGCTCCAGCTAAAGGTGAGTCAAATGAAATTCTAAATCCACCAGCTCCACCTCCACCACCAGTAGATCTTCCACCACCTCCTCCACCACCTATAACTAGATAGTGAGCGTTTACTCCTGTTAAAGGCCATTTGCCTTGTTGTACAGCTGACAATTGAGATTGCATCGACCAAACACCTGATGCTGCATTTAATTCTTTTACTAAAACTACTCCTGATCCACCGTTAGCACCATTACCGGATCCTCCACCACCGCCTCCACCGCCACCGGTGTTAGCTGTTGCATTTGCACCTGTTCCACCTGGAGAGTTACCGCCAGCTCCACCACCGCCAGCTCCTCCTGAAGCTGCTGGTCCTGCAAAATCTGCTCCACCGCCACCACCTCCGGCTACTGAACCACAAACTCCAACTGCTGGTCCAAAAACTGGTGATACGTCTGTGCCTGCTCCACCTACGCCTGCTACGTTATTTGGTTTAGATGCTGGTGCGTTACCACCTACTGCACCTGCTCCGCCACCACCGCCAGCTCCTGATCCACAGGCTCCTGGTGATGCTACGTTGTTAGATGCTCCACCTGCATTACCTTGTCCGCAAGTTCCTGGTGATCCTGGATATGGTCCTCCAGCGTCATGGAAACCACCGCCTCCACCAGATCCACCTGGATCTCCTGCAGTGTCTCCTGTTGAGCCACCTCTTCCACCACCTGTTGCAGTGATTGTTACACCACCTATAATAGCTGTTGAATTACAACCTGGCACTCCTAATAATGGAGTTCCTGGACTTGGTTGTGGAGATCCTCCACCACCGCCTCCAATTGTAACTGGATATGATGTTGATGCTGTTACAGGTATTACGGCTCCAGGATTTAATAAACCTCCTGCTCCACCGCCGCCACCTTTATCACCACCACCTCCACCACCGCCAGCAACAACTGCGACTTGCACAGCTCCTACTCCTGCAGGTGTAGTGTAATTACCTGTTGCTGTTACTTGTGTAGTTTTATTTTTACCAAATGATGTGGAGTTGGTCTTACCGATAATACCACCGTTTAAAGATCCGCCTTTAGTGCTTGGCATTTAATGTCCTCCTATGCGGACACCCAAGCTAGACCTGATGCGTCCCAAATAAAATTGTTATCGTCTTTATCTTTTGCAATCCATCTTTGGTTATCTTCATCCCAAGATACGTGGTAAGGATTTTCTGCATCTGGTCCTTCATTAGTAGGATTAGCAACTGGTGCTTTCCAATCATTGCTATCATCTAAAGACCATGATGCGTATGGTTGTGGATGTAAAAATACGTTTTTATCGAAATCATATGTATAGCCTTTTCCAGCATACATTTTTCTAAAATTGTGATTATAAGAAGTTTGTTTCCATGTGCCTCCACCAAAAAATGTAGAACACCAGTTCTCTCCTTCTGGTCCTTCATCAACAGGTGCGTGTTCGTTGCTAACAACGACTACTCTTTCTACAACCCAAAGTTTATCGGACGTGTGTCCTGTTGGATCTGTTTTTTGTATAAGTTCAGCGAAATGTGCCATTTTGTTTTTCTCCTTATTTTTGTTTTATATATAATTTTAATATTACAATCAACTATAAAGTCAATGTTCCTGTTACTGTAAATACAGCAATAGTATCACTACCGTCTGTAAATGTTGTATTCGTGCCTGGCGCCACAGCAAAACTACCTGGTAAACTTGAAGTAGGTGCTCTTAAAACTACTATTCCAGGCCCACCATTACCGCCTAATCCTGCAGGTGCTGCAGCACATCCTCCACCGCCACCACCACCTGTATTAGCTGTTCCTGGAGTTCCACTAGCATTAGCGCCTCCAGCTCCTCCACCGCCTGCTCCACCAGAACCGGCTGCAGGTGATGATCTAGTATTTTCAACTGATCCACCGCCACCACCAGCAAAAAATCTTCCTGGTGAGGGTCCTGGAGTTCCAAAAGAAGGTGCTTGTGGTGCACTTCCAAATATTGCTGTTGATGCTCCTACACCACCATCTCCTGAAGTAGCTCCTGGAGCTCCTGGACTTTGTCCAACTCCACCAGCTCCTCCACCACCACCGGCTGATATGAAAGATACAGGTCCTCCGTCGTGACCCGCTCCTCCTGCATTACCTTGAGGTGGGGTTGTTGGAGGTGTGTTACCTGCTCCACCTAATCCTGCAGGTGCTGCAGCACCACCGCCACCACCACCTGAACCTCCGGCTGCAGCAGTTATTGATGCTCCAGCGCCACCGCCACCACCTCCAGTAGATGTTATTATACTAAAAATTGAATCTGTTCCGCTAACGGATGCTGCTGGTTGGTTTCGCGCTCCCGTACCACCAGCTCCCACAGTTATTGCGTGGGATCCTTTTCCAAGTGCTAATGATGGGACTGTTGGAGAACATACAGAAGTTCTAAAACCACCAGCTCCACCACCACCTGTTATTCCTCCAGGTCCTGATCCACCACCGGCTCCACCGCCGGCTACTACTAAATAATCAAAAGACGTATAAGGTCCAGCTCTTGTTGTAAATGATGCTGTGCTTGTAAATAAATGTTGTGTGTTACCAGAAACACATGAAATTGTTCCGCCACCTGCTCTTTGTGGTCCTGGATATTGAATAATTACTACACCTGATCCACCAGTACCAGCTGTTCCTGTGCCTCCAGATCCTGCTCCACCTCCAGTGTTAACAGTTCCGTTTCCGTTAGCTGTTCCTCCACCACCGGGACCTGCTGCTCCATTAGTTCCTGAGCCACAATTTCTTCCACCGCCGCCACCACCAGCTCTTAATGTTGAATCTCCTGGCCAAACATTAGCTCCTGCTCCACCAGCTCCACCAGTGTTTGGTCCTGGTGAGGGTGTTCCCGCAGCTCCTGCTCCACCACCGCCACCACCTGCAGTGTTACAAGGTGTTCCTGTTCCGCCAGGATTACCTTGTGCAGTAAACGTAGTTGGATTGTTACCAGATCCTAGTGTTCCTGCTCCTGCTCCATCGCCAGATCCAGATCCACCACCTGAACCTCCATTTCCACCGGATTTGGCACCAGCAGGTGAAGGAGATGTTGCAGCTCCTCCCATACCTCCATGTCCACCGCCACCAGCTGTAAAAGTTGAAATGTCTGGTCCTGAAATAGATGAATCATTTCCGTTACCAGCAGTTGAGCAGGTTGATTGAGTCTGATCGGTATTGGGTGTGTTTGCACCACCTGCACCAACTGTAACATTGTAATCATTGTTAGTGCCTAATTCTAAAGCTGTATTAAATCTATATCCACCAGCTCCACCGCCACCACCTCTATTTGGTGCAGCTCCTGCACCACCACCTATTGTTAAAATATTTATGTTTCCAAAAGGCGCTGCTCCTGGCCATGCATCATTTAATCTTGCATCGTAAACTTCTTCTAATGAAAAAACACCAGTTGCTCCTGGTCCTGTTGTTGTAATTTCTTCAACAGCCACCATACCTGATCCACCATTACCACCTTGTGAACCAGAACCTGGAGGAGAACCTGGTCCTCCGCCACCGCCTCCACCGCCGGTGCCACTTAAAGCATCATCAGCGTTTGCACTTCCTGGTCTTCCACCTGGAGTACCACCTCCAAAACCAATATTATTAGATGAAGGATTTCCACCGCCACCACCGCCAGCGATTGCAGGCATTGTTCCTGCTGGAGCCGCTGCAGTAATTGCTCCACCAAAGGGAGTTAAATAAGATTCTAAAGATGAGCCTGCACCTCCTTTTGATTGATTACAAGCTGTGTTTCCTGGAAAGCCAGTGCCACCAGAACCTCCGCCTCCACCACCAACAGAAGGTGTAGCATTTCCGCCTGTGTTTCCTTGTGGGGGATCTGTTGGAGGAGTGTTACCTGCACCACCAGGTTGACATTGTCCGCCACCGCCACCTGAACCACCGGTTGCTCCCGTAGAATCACTAGATGGAAAACTTCTGTCAGAGCCTCCTCTTCCACCACCAGTGGAAGTTTGAGTTGTAGGGCCAGGAAATACTAAACTTGAATTACCTCCAGATGTACCGTTTCCAGTTCCACCTGCTCCACCAGCTCCCACTGTAACAGCGTAAGGTGTTGATCCACAAACAGATTGATTAGAAAAAGTTCTGTATCCACCTGCGCCTCCACCGCCTGCTCTATCAGCTCCACCTGCACCACCACCAGCGATAATTGTGGCATTAACTTTAGTTGTATCTGATTCAGTAGTTAAAGTTCCAGAAGCTGTAAAAATAGAAACTTTTGGTTTTTTCTTTTTTTCGGTAGTGTTGACTGGTCCTATAATTCCGCCATTTGCCATAGCTTATAAAACCTCCTACGCGTCGTCTATCGATTCATACGATACGAATAGTTCTAAATCTCCAGAAGCGTTTGCTCCGCCTTTTAGAACATCTGACTCCATCATGTATATTGGTGTATCTAATACAACTAACGTTGCGTCAGCTGGAACCGATACCGTTTTTGCTAAATGAAAAGTTCCAGAAGTGTCAAAGTTTGCAACACCGTCTGGAGTAAAGTTTGATTTTGTAATTGATAATGTTAAATCTGCTGAACTAGATCCGTCTACGTTCGCACATGTAATTCTGTTTATTTTTACTAATTTGTCAGCTGAAACTGTCATTAAAGTTGTAGTCGTAGTAGCTGTTAGAGCAAATCCTACTGATTCACCTTTAATCGACGTTACTGATACTATATTCGGGTTAGCCATAATTTACTCCTTTTTATCCAAAAACGATCGCCATTGCAATAGCTTTTCCTGTTGAAATACCAGCATCAGCAAAGCTCAAAGTTCCTGATCCATTGGATACTAGCGCTTGTCCTGATGATGTAGCATCTGCAGTAGGTAAAGTAAAGCTTAAATTAGAAGCCATAGCACCAGCCACAAACTCTATATGATTACTTCCAGCGTCAGTATCTTCATTAAATCTTAATGTTGCACCTCTAGTAGCGTTTCCTACTAGGTTTACAACACCACTTCCATTAGGGTTTAAATCAATATTAGCGTTTGAAGTAGTAACAATATCTTGACCATTCATGTCAAGATCACCACCTAATTGTGGTGTAGTATCTTCTACTACGTTAGAAATACCTAGAGGCACCTCTATCATATCAGGGTTTGTTCCATCATTTGCAGACGCAAAAATTATTTTAGTCCCTTTATCTGTAGCTGCAAACGTTACAGAATCACCGGATCCTGAAGCGTATTTAAATTCAACTGTGTGAGAACCTGATGTTGTATTTTTTAAAATGTAAAATGTTTCTACGTCAAGAGGAATAGTAACAATTTGATTACCAGAAATAGTTCCAGTAAACTCGATCATTCTATGTTGAGCTGTTCCAGTTGTGTTTCCATCAACAATTGTTAGTGCAGTAGTTTGTGAACCACCAGCTATTGATTGTGCATTATAACCACTAACTAATTGTGAAATTAAACTTAAATTTGTATTAGTCTTCGTACCCCACGTTCCGGCGTTTTCACCGGTTGCTTGAAGTTCTACACCTAAAGGCGTAAATGTTGATGCCATATTTTATCT